CGGTCATCGCTTCGGTGAAGCCGTCCCAAATATTCACGACCGGTACGAACTGGCTGACATAGCTCAGCACCCAGTCTTTGTAAGCGATCGCATCGGCCAGCGCCTGCCCGGTCAGCGCCCTGTTACCGAAGCGCGGCGTGCCGGTGCCGACGATAAGGTACTTGCCGGGCGTGTTCATGAACGCGGTGACGATCTTCATCACGTTGGCTTTCGTGTCGGCCAGGCTCATACCTGCCGTGGTGCTGTCGTTGGTGCGCGACAGCAGCAGCCAAAGGTCGGCAGTGGACGACGCAATGCAGGCCGGCAGCCTGGCCAGAAACTGCCCGGTGTGGTCGCCGAGCTTGCCTTGGTTGTCTACGTAGCTCGGGAACAGGCCGGTACGAGCCGCGATCCAGGCCGCATAGCCATAAGCCTCGGTACCGAACGCTGTCGCGGCGATGGTATGGCAGTTGCCCGAGAAGCTGTCGCCGAGCAGGCCCAGGCCGCGCCGGATCGGTTGGCGGCGTGGGATCGGGTTGACCAGAAGGCTCATGCGTACACCTCAAACGCAGCGCCACCAGCTGGCACATAGCGGATCGTCGCGGGCGGAATGCTCAACGGATAGCCACCGTCTTTCCATAACGTGTCGGTGGTGATCCAGTTGTCACCGGCCTGGATCTGGACCGTCACGGACCCGCCGTTCGCCTTCACTGCCAACGTTACTTTCATCGTGCGGTCGTAGGTTTCTTGCTTCGTTGCTGTCTTCACAGTGCTTCCCCAGCGGCCTACGGCCTGGCTGAATTGGTGGTGTTGGATAGCTCTTCGACAAAGCGGTTACACGCCAGCCCGGCTATTCGGGCTGAGTCAGCATATTTAGCGAGCTCTCCCGCTCGCGAGTCAGACCTGCTGAGCAGTTCGGAGAGCACCATGGCGGCGCGGGTGGCTGCCTTGCCTCGTTCGGCAGCGCCGGTATCGCCGGGGGCGCAACTGGTGGCGGCTGCCAGCTTTCCTGCTTGGACGCGCAGCCGGTCGCCAGCAGCGTCAGCGACAGCAGCATCAGTAAGCGCAGCGGTCTGTTCTTGTCTTGCATGGTTTGCCACCTGGTTGGCCGCTTTCTGGCGGCGTTGCTCTTCGGTTCGGTACTCGGTGGTCGTGGTGGCCACCGCTTCGGACTGGGCGCTCACTTCCTCTGCCCACTTCGCCTTCCAGGCCAGATCGGTGACGGTCACGCCGTGCCGGTATGCCCCGTACAATGCACCCGCCAGCGCCAGCAGGATCAGCAGCACGCCGACCGCCTTCCACGGCAAGGCCTTCACGCCAGCACCTCAAGTGCTCGGGCGTACAGCGCCTGTCGATCAGCCAGACCGTTCGTGCCGCCGTTGATGCGCTTGGTGATAGTCAGGAAGTCGCCCTTGTCGGCCAGCGTATTGAGCGCGGCCCGGTGCCAGAACCACGCCGCCGACATCGCGGCGTGCTGCGGCAGCTCGAGCAATTCGGGATGGTTGACCAAGTCCAGGCCCAGTGCCTCACCGCAAGCCTCGTAGTTGGCACGCCCAGTCACCTGAATCAGCCCACGGCCACGGTAAAGCTGGCCGTCGCCATCCGCCTCGGGCGTGTTACCAAGGCGCTCAGCCAGCTTGCCGGTGTCGTACTTCGACAGGTAGGCGCTGCCGCCCAACTCGCGGACGTAACGCAGCTGACCGGACTCGTGGCCGACCTGGGCGATAAACGCCGCGATGCGCAGCGGGGTCACGATCTGATACTTGCTCATCGCTGTGTTGAGGACGGGTGCAAAAACGCCGGCTCTCTGGCCGGCGTTCGGTAGGATCTGCAGCAGCTGCTGCGCTGTGATGGACATTCGGTTTTCTCCGGGCAAAAAAATACCCGCTCGATGGCGGGTTCGGTGGCAGGTGTACGTCAGGCCAGTGACTCTTCCACCAGCATCGGTGCGGCGGCGATCTCTGGAATAGCAGGCGCAACCGGCCAGACCGGGGCCTGATGCCAAGTAGGCTGTGCGGTTACCTTGCCCAGCGCGAACTTGTAGGCCTTCCACGCCTTGAGGACTGGCGCGAGTGATGCGGCTTCATCTTCCTCTTCTTCGGTTGCGACTCCCGCCTCGATTCCATAGCCCAGCGTTTCAATGCGGTCCTGAATACGGGCTATCTGAAAGGCTGCTGCACTGTTTTTGCTGTTTAGCGCTGACTTCGCATCAGCCAAGATGCGAGCAGCAACAGCCGCGTCCTTCATTTCTTTCGTGACTAACTTGGTCCAGTCAATATTGCTCATTATTACAAGACCTCGTTCATGACAAATATGGGCGGGGCAACCTCTGGCAAAGGCTTGGGAAATTGCACAATCCCGTCAGGGACATCTATAAGATCAACTGGATAAGCCTGCTCCGGACTATAATTTGCTGGAACTGGCATGATAATGTGAATAGTCAACTCTGTTTCGTATTCAACATCACCAGCAAACCATTCAGACGAAATTGCAGTCCGGGGCAATGTCGAGCCTGCAGGCATAGAAGAAAAGTCAAACGCCTCTCCATTCAATGTCAACACGGCGCCTACTTTCTCAACAATCAAGGTATCGTCCCGGCGTTGCGGCGCAAGTTTAACTATCATCAGAACCACCTTCCTATTGCAATATAACATAGATATGAGGAGGCCCCATTAGCAGGGGAAACTACCCGCCCCGTTACGCCAGTAGTGCTTGCCGCACCCTCGGCCGCCCCCCAACAAAAATATCCCGCTGTAGTTAAGGCTTGTATAACTACGGCAGGCACCGCAACAAATGGCGCTGCAAATGTAAATGCCACCCCGCCCGAATAATAAATTGCTCCTCCCGCGCTGTTTGCAGTAGCTTGCCCGGGCGAAATACCACGGCAAATTAATGTTCCGTCGGCGTATTTCGTGAACGTTCCACCGTTAAGGTTTCCAGTTTCTATAACCGCACCAGTGGGAATCCCCCCGGCTTGAGAAACCGTGCCGACTACATTTCCTTCGTGATACAGCGCTCGCGCAACGGCTCCCATTGAGAACCCGCCGAGTTTAAATTTGTTGTCGGTATCCAGCCCCAAATGAACACCGTATATCGTGTCACGGATGAACGTCATAACAGCTGAGGCGCTATTGTTTGCTGCGTTGGCAATCCGCAGTGCGGTATTTCCGTCGTTGTTTGAAGAACTGATGGAGGCGATACCGGGCGGCGCACCGGAAAAAAGGCTTGTACCCGCAGAAGAGTTGCCCGCCCCGAGGCGAATACCCCCAAGCGCCTGGATCGCCTCGCCCGCTGTCTTCTTGCCGGTGCCGCCCTGCTCAATCGTCAGCGCCGTAGTCAGGCCAGACAGGGAAAGGATATCGCTGTTGTTCCCGCTGGCGGCGGCCGCAAGTGCTGCTCGCACACCCTCGCGCGTTCCAGAAGTGCCCAGCACGGCAAGCGTTGAGCCGAACTGGTTTACAAGCGCTCGGAGTGCATCAGCGGAATCCTTGACGTAGCCCTGCATCGGAGCCAGCGCGTACCCGCCCGCGTTGTTGGTGGCGCCCTGATAGTTCGGCGCAATCGACATCGCGGTATTACTGGCGATGTTGGTCACCTCATACCAGCCACCATCAGGGCCACGAAAGCCATCACCTACCCGGCTGTTTGCAATGAATGCGGTATTGCTGCCAATGACCGCATTCGAATTTTGGGTGACGGAAACCGTCCCCGACTTATACCAAGGCATTGAAAGCTCCTAATTTGAACGCCTTGATTTAGGCGGTAAGTTTTGCGCAGAGGAACGGACGGTGCCCCTGGTCCGTCCACGCAGTAGTTGCGAGGCTGTAAAGCATGATCTTCGAGTTCGCGTAATCCACGCCGATGCCGCATCCGCCACCGTTCGCGCCGTTGTGGCAGTGAAATGCAAACGAGTTGATAGATATGAATTCTCCTACTCCCAGCGCTTTGTCGATGCTCCACCTATAGCGCTGGCCCACGCTGAGTTGCTCGCTGCCCACATATGTCCAGTTACCGGCAGCGAAAGTGACGACAACTGGCGGCGCGCCGCTGTCATATACAAGTTCACTGCCGGGACCCCATATGCGCACACCAAACAACGCAGTCCCCATCGACGCCCACGCAGCAATAAAGTATTGACCGCTCAGCGTGCTCTGAACGTTTGATGCCTTCATTGCGAAGCCTGTCCAGTTGCCCGGCCCACCAGTAAACCAAACCGATATCGGCACCTGAACGACACCGTTTTGATCCGGCCTGATGAATACCAGCGGCGGATCAGCGCTTGTTACCGCGCGCGGAAAGGTGACATTCGCGTTTGTGGTTCCGGAATAACTGCCCTTCGTGAGCACGCAGAGCCGAGGCGTTTCCGAATCGATCTGCACGAAAGAGCTCTCGTTGATGCTGATGACGCCAAAGCTCATGTCTTGAACCTCACTGCGAAGCCTTTCGCGACAATGCGAGTCTGGTTGGTGTTGCCGAGATTTGCTGATGGGTTGGCCGATCTCAGCACTACTTGCCCCGCCGAGGTCGTCACGTAGGGGTAAGACTTGGTGTTGCCGGTCGCATCGCCCTCAGCTGACTGAATGTCTTGCGCCCTTGCGGGTATGACCATGAACACGCAGTTCGCCGGATCAAAGCCAGGGATGCTCAGCGTGATTACCTTCGCCGTTGATCCGGACGTGTCACTGAAATCAATAACCCCCTGCCAAATCACCTGATAAGTAAACGTGGTCGTGTCCATGACCAAGTTCGCGTTTTCATCCCAAACCCTGGAACCGAAACTCATGCGTCAAGATTCCCCCATTGGTAGCGCTTCACGCCGTTCTGGTCGAACACCTTTCCGCCCGCGCTGTTGATGACTTGACGCCCGCCGCCGCCCAGCGCCGAGTTGATCTCGAACGATCCGTCCTTGTTCAGAATCCATCCTGTTTGTCCGGCCACGTAGTTTGTCGAGCTGATGTAACTCCCGATCTTGGCGTTGGTGATCGTGCCGTCCTGGATGAATGCAGAGTTGATGAAAACCTGACCGTTCTGAACCACGAACGGAGCAGCCAGCGCCCCGCTTGACTCATCAAGAATTGCGAAGCGCTGGGCATAGGCCAGAATTTGAGACTCCTGCTGCTGTCCTTCAACGCCAATAGCGAGGCCAGACATAACCGTTCTTCCGCCCACGGTAGTGGACGTTTTTATGGTTGTGAGCGCGGAAACCTTTCCATTCAGACCTGATACCGCAGTGCTGGCCGTCTGAGCCTGCGCTGTAGCCCCGTTTGCCGTAGCCTGTGCCGTTGATATCTGTGAAGACAGCGCACCATCAGCGTTTGACCTGGCCGTCGCCTCTGACTGGATGGCTGCTGAGTTGTCGCCCACCTTCGTGGTCAGCTGCGTAATGGCCGTCGCCGTAGAAGCGAGGTTGCTGGTGACGACCTCACGCAGGTCAGTGATCTGGCCGGTGTTTGCGCCCACCGATGCGGTGAGTTGCGTAACCGTTCTGGCCGTGGCTTCGTTCTGCGTGGCTCGTACTGTTGCCTCCTGCACAATGCCTGCTGCGCTGTTGTAGCCATTCACGGCATCTGCCAGCTCGCCATCCCCATTGTCGTCCCGAGACGAAGCCTGAAGCGCTTGCACGCTGGATGCCTGAGCAATGATCGTGGCGCCCTGCTGGCTCACGCTAGAACTCAGCGCCGCCACTGCTGACGACGTCGCCGATTGCTCGGCACCCAGCACTGCGGTGTTGTCTTTCCAGCCGGTAAGCGTGGTTCCTATTTCAAGCTGCGCCCGCGTGTACTCCACGAAGCCTGCGCTGACAGTGTCCGAACCATACAGACGGAAGTAGACCTGCACGCCCGCCGTACCTGCCGGAAGGTTTGGATAGTCATAGCTGATCCGCTGACTGCTGCCAGTAGAGACGACCAGAGGCCCAGAAGGTGCAGCGATAGGCGTCCCGGCAGTGTCCACTGCCTGCAGGAATATCCTGAACACCAGGCCTGCAGTTGCACGCACATAGCACGACGCAACAACCGAAGCCCCGGCCTTCGCCTTTGGCCAGTAGTTGATACCTTGTGTGCGAATCCCACGATAGATAGAGCTCTGATTCAGCCCGGTGACATCTACCCGCTGAGCTTTTTCGGAGCCAACCAGCCAGGACGCAACGATTGAGGCAGAGCTGGTCCCCCCTGACGCATTTGAGTCAACCGACCAGCCTTCGGCCAGTCCTGCCGTTGCGCTCTCCTTGCTGAATGCAGGGTTGAAAAACAGGTTCTGTCCGCCCGAGTTTCCGAGGCTCGCAGTCACGCTTGTGATGGCCTGGCCTTGCGCCTTTATGTCCTGGCCTTGCTGCGTGACTGTGTTACCCAGCGCCTGCACCGTGGCGCTGCTGGCCTTACCAGCCAGCTCGGTGTTGATTCCCGTGATGGCCGAGCCTTGGCTCGAGAGCTTACCCTCGGCGTCTGTGACACGATTGCCGAGGGTTTGCACGCTGCTGGCTGAAGCCTTGCCATCCAAAGAGCTCTGTAGGCCGGTGATCTGCTGTGACTGCGCGGTGTTTACACCCTCAATGGACGTGACCTTTGTTTCTACGGTCTGCACTCGCGAAGCCAACCCTACGGCCGTGGCCACCGCCTGGCCGACATTCAGCCAGTAGGTGCTGTTCGGCGGCGGCGTGTTGACGGGTACGTTCTGCGTGGCCTGATAAATGATGCCGTCAGCACCCAGAACTCCCTGCCCGGCCGAATAAGTATCCCCCGGCTTGTAGGGCATTGAATCGGCAAGGTCAGCGATGCTATCGATCTGCTGCTGCAGTTCCGCCCTGACAGTGCCCAGCGCATCGTCAACGTCAGAAATCTGCTCGGCCAGTGCAGATTTTGCGGCGGCCAAGCGGTCGTTCACCGAGCCTGGACCGTTGCCGTCGATCAGCTCTATTTTTTCAACAAGTTTCTGGCCGAGTTCGGTTTCGGTGATCTGCCCGGCGATCATTTCAAGGATCGCCCCAGCATCACTGCTGGTCTGCCCCATCACGCCGGCGCCGGTCGGATACCACGGCCCAACGTTGCCGGTCCGGTCCACCAGGCGCGCCCAGAAGAAGAACGTCACCCCCGCCAGCAGCCCCTGCATGACGTGTTCCGACTGCGGGTAGGCCAGGTCGCTGAGCTTCGTAGCCTTGGCCAAGTCGGTCGTCGGCCCGTACCAGATTTCTGTGCGCTGTGTGTCCTCTGCGCCTGGTGGGAAGGTCCATTTCAGCTTGATGCCGAAGATCAGCGACGCGGCAGTCAGCGACGTGACGGCAGGTGGCAAGCTGGTCTTGCCCTGCAAGTTCGTCAGCAGCGACGTGGCCGGCAAGGACGAGACGTTCAAGGCGCTGACAGCGCGCACCCTGGCCATGTACTGACCGGAGTAGATACCCGGCACATCCACCGACTGCTCGCCAGTGCGCGGCACCTTGACCCACTCGCGCGAGCCCCAGCGCCATTCCACGTCGTATGCAACCGCGCCTGGCGCAGCGTCCCAGCTGATGGTCATGTTGGTAACCGCGATGCCCTGCTCGATCACAACGTGCTGTGTCACGAACACTGCGCCCGGCGCAGCCTGCACGCCCACTGGAATGCCGCTGATTGGGCGGATGTCCACGACGGCGCCGAAGTCGATAGCGTCAAACTTGCTCGGTTCGTGCTGGATGCACTCAAGCTGGTACTGGTGCCATTCCGGGCGCGTGATGTTGCGCACCAGAAACTGCATGGTTTTCAGGTCGTCGTATTCGAGTATCCAACCACATTCGGCTTCTGGCACTTCGCTGAAGCTGGCTGCAACAGTCACCCGCCGACCGGTAAGCGAGGTGATAACCCGTGCCTCCGTCTTCCCGCTCGGCAAGTTCACCCGCAGCTTGGCACCGGTGGAAAGATCGATGTCGCGATCAACGGTGATGACGCGCCCCGCCACCGCGCTGATCCGACCGCCGTTAGCACGACCGGCCAGCATGGGGTCAGCCACGGCAATGATCTGCCCTGTCTTGGGAATGCCGCCGTCCAGGCCGACGCGGAAGGTCGCGGGCCTTGTCTGCGTCTGTTCGGTGATAAGCGCGTACTGGCCAGCACGCTGCGCCTGCCCGAGGGAAGTGCAACCGTAGGCGTCTACCGAGAGTTCGTTGACCGATCCAGATTCGGCCATCGCCACGTCATCAAAGACAGGCTCTTTGTCCGTCGCAAAACTCTGGTCCGGGTTGTCCCAGGTCACCATTGCCAGGTTGTGGCGGTCGCGCGCCCGGGTGCCCGAATACTGGATTTCACCGTTGTTCAGGATCTGCGACGGGTTGTAGGTGTAGACCGGGTCGCCTGGCATGTCGGCGTTGAACGTGATCTGGCTGCCATCCCAGGTGCTCATGCCGTGGAAGATGGCCGACAGGTCCTGCAGCACCGCGTAAGCATCCGCCTGCTTTTGCAGGTAAATGTTGCAAGTCATCCGGGGGTGCATGCCGCCCATACCGTTCGGCACCATCTGGTCGCAATACTGCGCAATGCGGTACAGGTTCCAGCGGTCCACCATCGTGGCATCGATCCGGTGCCCGAGGCCGTAGTAAGGGTTCAGCGCAATGTCGTAACACACCCAAGCCGGGTTATTCGTGTAGGCCTCTTTGAACGTACCGTCCCATATCCCGTTGCTGGTACCCGCGCCGGACGTTGCATAGGTCCGCGTCTCCGGGTCATAGTTGGTCGGCACACGCACGATGCGCCCGCGCATCAGCACCGCAATCTTGGCGATATCCCCGCCGAACTGCTGGGCGTCATATTCAACGCAGCCCACGGCGGTGAGCGGAAATTCCTGATCGCTGTCTACGACCTCGGCCACCGCCTCGATGAACATGCTGTCCTGAATCAGCGAGCTGTTGGCTTCGGGTGTGATCCGGCGCACGCGCATAGTCCAACGGCTGCCCGCTGGCAGGTTGATGCGGTGACTGCGTTCGTACTTGGTGACGTTCTTGCGGTCTACGAAGTCCGCCAGCATCTGAACGAACGGCCCGCCATCAGTGGCCAGGTCAATCGCATAATCGATTCGCACGCCGTTGATGTTGCCGCTCTGGTCCTGCGACTGGAGTTGTGGCCAACTGAGCCGGATGCGCAGAGCATCCAGAACCGGGTTATTCACGGTGCGCAGGTAAGGCGTGGTGCTGAGCAGCTGCTGGTTTACGTCAACTTCATTGCTGGACTCGGCAATGCCCTCAAGACGCTGCTGGTTCAGCTCGCCATTGCGGAACTGCCACTTCACGCCCGGGAAGTTGACAGTGCCGTCTTCGGCCACCAACGGGGTTCCGTCGAGCTTCACGGAGCGCAGGCCGTCGACCGGGCCTACGATGGGTCCCCAGCTCCACAGATAGACGATCCGGGCGGTAGCGATCGAAGCCGTGCTGTTCGCTGCAATCGTCGGCTGCTTCTGGGTCGACTCGCCCCCTTTGGAACCTTGAACGACGAGTTTGCGTGCTGCGCCCATGCGGATCTCCAGGCAATAAAAAACCCGCCGGAGCGGGTTGGGTGTTTTGCGATATTTAAAGTTGGTCTTGGGTGTAGATGCCGCCCGATTCGACGGCACCGCCGATCTCTCGTTCGCCGTAGAGCACGGGATAAGGGTTGCCCTGGGCAACGGTGGTCACCGCGCCCCCAAAGCCATAGCTGGGGTTGTTTCCGTCGTCATTGTTGCTGCCGACGCTGGCGGTGGTCGTCGGCGAAAGCATCTGCACCACGCCGCCAAGCCCCGTCGCAGCACCTGCGCCGAGCAGGCCCAGGCCGAGCGCTGTACTCGTACCACCGGAGACAAGGCCGCCCACAACCAGCGCGACGCCCAGCACCACCTGGAACAGGCCAGCCTGCTTGCTGCCTTGGATCAGCGGCACGATGCGGATATCGGTGTTGTCGCTGCCCTGCATATCGAACTCGGCCTCGACGGCGTTGCGCTTGCCGCAGAAGACGCTGAACACCAAGCCACGCTCTTCGCCGGTCCGCAGAAACTTCTCGAAGCCAGGCTTCATCGCGCAAAGGGCATTCACGGCATCGCGCACGCTGTGTACATCGATGCGGTACTCCCGGCCGAAATGCTTGCGCAGAACGCCGTAGAGCACGATGGTGCGCATGGTCATGGGGTGTATTCCTTGTGGCGCAGGATCAGTTTCACGCGGTTGGCCATTGACCAGCCGTAGACCTCACGGGCAGCCAGGCGACCGGGCATGTGGTGATAGATGAACGGACCAGACCCGCCCAGTGCCGGCGCGTCCTCGCTGTGCAGGCTGGCATCTGCCCCGAGGTAGATCGCGGCGTGGTTCGGGAAGTGGCAAGGCCTGCCCACGGTCGGGATCTGGAACACCAGCAGGTCGCCTCGCTGGGGCTGCTCGACCCGGACGAAGCCACAGGCCTCGAAGTTCTCTTCGTAATGGCTCGGGCTTTCCGGATCTTCCCACCACAGTTCCTTGCGTTCGAAGTTCGGAAGCGGCAACGACGCCTCGCGGGCGTACCAGTCACGGCAGGCCGACCAGCAATCGAGCAGGCCGTGCGAGAAATCCCGGCCCAGCAGCGGTGCCTGGAAGCCGCTCGGCTTGAACCACTGAATATCCCCGCCGGGCCAGCCCACAATCGCCCAGGGCAATTCGTGCAGCTCGCAGCTGACCAGATCCGTCATGCTCGGCGTGGCGGCGCGGTCCGGGTGGCTGTGCACGATGGCCAGCACCTGCCCCCGGTCTTCTGCCGCCGCAGCGTCGTGCTTGTCGATCAGGAAGTGCTGCAGCGGGTTGGTGGCCACGTTGCCGCACGGCACGTATTCGCGGCCGGCGTCGGTCTTGATAAGCAGCCCGCAGGCCTCGGCCGGGTGTGACTGCTCGGCGTGCGCCCGCATGGCGTCCTGAAGCTTTTGATTGATTCGCATGGTTACCCCTTGGCGATCAGGCTTGCGCCCATGGAGCCGCCGAACCGGCGGGTATTGCCGCGCAACTTGCAGCTGCTCCACCAGCCACCGCAGCGGTCCAGCGCCGGGTTGTCGGTGGGTTCATTCTTCTTGTCGAACATCGCGGTGCCGGTGTAGGCGCAAGCTTCCTGCCTGTACTGACCGCGCATCGCCCAGCGGCACAGCTTCGTGATTTGCTGCGCGGGCAGCTGCTGGCCTTCCATATCGATGGGGCTGGAAAGCTCGAAACCGACCGCCGAAAAGTTCTCTTCGGTCTTCTGCTCGATCCTCCAAAGGCTGGTGCGGCTTTGATCTGCGGCATCTGGGTTGCCGCCGTCGAAGTTCGCGGCATCCAGGAAGTGCTTGAAGGTTTCGATCACCTTGAAGCTCGCCCCGGCCAGATCCTTGAACTGCAGGCAGAGAGCAGAAACAGCTCGCGGAATGCCCGACAGCTCGTTGGCCAGCCTGAGCTTGGGTGTGGCTGGGCGGCCATCACCACGGATATCTAAGCCGGTGACCTCGATCTGAATAGGCGAATACAACTGGCCCTGCCAGATGATGTCGCCCTCATGCTCATGCCCGTGGAAGCGCCAGAGCGTGGCTCCCAGCCTCGTCGCATCCAGTTCGTACAGGCGAATCTGGTTGCCGGGCTCCAGCTTCTGGATGTCCGCGCTGTAAATCATGGTGGTTACCTACGAAAAACCCCGCACTTGGCGGGGTCAGGGTTTGGGGGTTTGCTTGAAGTTGGCGGAGATAGAGTGCAGGCCGCCACCGAGAGTATTTGGCTTGTATCCCTTAGCCTTGTAAAAGCCCTGAACCCCACCAGGTGGTGTCCATATGAATGACTTGTACCCTTCATGACGGTCTAGAAAGTCCCGTACCTGTTGCAGCTTCTGACCTGGGCCATACCTTCCAGTTACTGTTACGTCCCAAGCCTCAGTTCGGTTGTTTATTCCCACTCCACCAGATTGGGAGTAACCGTCCCCGAAGTCGTTCTCCCAGGTGCGTTGAGACACATCACCAGACGCGCCGACCTGCACATCGAAATCGAATGTTTCAGCCATTACGCGCGCCTCCAAAGACGACCGCCTTGGCGCATCTCTCTGTCCAGAAACTGCCCGAGCTGAGCCTCAAGTGCCGACGATATCGCCGAACCCTGTTTGGCCGCGTCCGCGTTAGTCATGCCGGGCTGAGCCTGGACATTCACTGGCGCGTTGATGGTGAAAGACGGCGCACCGCCAGTACCACTCCCGGCCTTATCAGCCAGGTACTTCGTCAGGTCGCGGTTTTGGTTCGGGTTGAGCACGCGCTCACCGCCATCGAGCAGCCAGGTGCCTTCCTTCGGGATGTTGTCCATACCGTTGTGGGCCATACCGGCGAGTGCAGATGCGGATACGGCGGCGACCATTGGCGCAGTTGCAGCAGCAGCGGCGAGTGCGGCGGCCGGCGCAGCAGCTGGACCGATCAGCGGAATACCGGCGGTCGATGCGTAAGCGTTCAGCGCTGCCTGCGCAGACGCTGCCTGCGCGTTGGCGATCAAGCCGGTGGCCGCCGCCGATTGCCCGCTTTTACCAACGAGCAGTTGAATGCCCTGATATATCAGCCACTGCGCTGCCATGTCGCTCAACGCGTTTATTACCGACTTGGACATATTGCTCGCGAAGTCAGCAACAGCTTCTCCCGCGTTATCCACATCAGTGGCTACATCAGCGAAAACATTTCCCAGCCCGGTGGTGGCGTCATCAAGCGAGCCCGAGACAAAATCTGCGGCCTTCGCAGAGTAATTTTCGGCAGCGTCTACATAGTTCTGCCAGGCATCACTCACGCCCGCCATCCAGTTGGACTGGGCCTCGTCAATCCGATTGTAATAATCCTGCTGGATGACCATTCGTTCGGCTAGCGCCTCGGAGAGCATGCCTGTCTCTTTGGCGTACAGCTCGGCGCTGATATCGCCGGAGTTGCGCTGCGCCTGGAGGTCCGCAGCCTTGCGCGCGTAATCCTCCTGAATGGCCATATCCTGCTTCAGGCGGTCCCGGGCCTTGTCGCCCATCCCTGCGCCAGCAAGCTCCATATCGAAGCCGCCGCGAGTGGCAGCGTTATCATCCTTGAGGGTCGCAAGGAAGCTGACGGCCTTGGCCTCTTCCTCGTTCGCAACCTTGAGTTTTTGGAGAGCATCCAGCTCCGACGCCAGGCCCTCGAGGCGCTTCTGCTGAACAGCGTTGATCCCGACGAGCTTGCCCGATGCAACTTCGAAGCGGATCTTGTCCACTTCCGTGGCGTTTTTCTGCGCATCCGCGCTGGTATTGATCAGCGCGATCTGGCGCTGCAGGTCGGTCTCTGAACCCTTGAAGGTATCGCTCAGTTTCTTCGCTGCAGCCGCAGCGTCTTTTGCAGCCTGCTTAGCCGCATCCAAAGCTTTACGATCTACATTGCTGCCTTTGCCACCCTCATTACTAAAACCGGTGCCGCCGAACAGCCGCTGATACTCGGCTGCAGCACCTCGAGCATCGGAGATGTACTTTTTAATCGCCTCTCCTGCCATTGGAGCCTCTATCGTCTCCTTAAGCCCTGACGCAGCCTGTGCGGCAACACCAAAGCTTATCCTGGCTGCCTCTTCCATCTCTTTGGCATTGGCCGCGAATTCCTTAGAGACATCACCAAAGCTGAGTTGCGAAAGGGCTGCCTGCCCGGAAGAGTCGAGCCTTTGAATGTATCCCACAGCAGTCGAGAACATCCCTATCAGCGTGTCAGATACGATTTTAAAAACTCGGACAACGCCGTCGCCTGCGCTGACAACGAACGCTGTGGCGGTCACCATTGACTCACCAATTTCGCCCACAACCTTCGTCACGCCCCCGCCCGCCTTAACAGAGTCATTAAGATCCTTGGTCATCTGCTGAACCACGGGCATGAAGTCATCAGCTATCTTATTTTTTGCACCCTGCAGGTTCTGGATTAGCCCAGCGAGCTCGCTCGAGAACTCTTTCGAGATGGCTATAGTTTGAACGCTGAGGATAGCGCCAGCGGACTCTGCCGCCTCACCGAGATCCTTGAATTGCTTTCCACCGTTCCGCAACAAAGGAACGAGCGCACTAGCCTCGTCGGCAATACCTTCCATATAGAAAGTCATTTCCGCCTGGGAGACATTGGCCTTTTCTAGACTGGATACATAAAGTTGAAGTGCTTCGGCACTATTCAGCTTTTTGAAACTCTCCGCTGTCACGCCAACCTTCGGCGCGATGACCTCAAAGAAGTCTTTCAGCTCGCCGCCGCCGGTGTTGAAGAAGTCGCCCAGCTTGTCGTTGGTATCCTTGAAGATGTCCGCGAGTTTGTCCTGCTCAACGCCAACGGTTTTCGCGCCCGCAGCGTACTTTTGGAATTCGGTTGTTCCGAGACCGGCCAGCGCTGCAAGGTTAGAGATTTCCTTAGCGCTGCCGGCGGTGTAGGCAACCAGCCCTGTCAGAGCTGCAGGGACGCCAGCGATGGCAACCCCCACGCCTTTGGCCAGGCTTTCAAAGGATTTGGCGATTTCCGCGTTGCGCTTCTTGGCCTCTTGACTAGCCCGGTCCAGTGGCCCGGTGAACGATCCAATCCTGGCCACCAAATCCAGTGTAAGCGTGCCCAGTGATTTGCTCATTCAATTATCTCCAGACGAAAAAAAACCCGCCGGAGCGGGTTTCTTAAATGATGGAGTCAGCCCCCAGCATATTTGGTTTTAAGCTCTTGCAGTCTTTTCTGTTCGCGCTCAGTCAATCCTGTGGCATCGTACAAAGCTTTTTTGTCTGCCCCGTCAAGCCGGGTAACTTCAACTGTAAACACAGCATCATCAGTCGCTCTCACCTTGGCCCAGTCGCTGAACATGTTAGGAGCTAGCACCCAATCAGCAGTTTCGCCGGGCTCCAGGCCTCCGCTGATCTCGTAGTTAAAATCATCTACGTACCATGGAACCGACCTACCTGGCGAAGCAATCGTACCCTTGAAATAAGCTCGCGAAATGGCCTTATCAGTATCATTTCTGACTGTAAGCTCTATATAAGGCTTCGGATTATACGAATACTTTTCTTCTTGCAGATAAAAACGAGACTTCACGACTGTAAACTTTGCAAGCTGCGATTTCGCCGCTTCCGACTTTTTATTTTTCTCTGTCAGATCGTTTATTTCTGCAACCGCTTGCGTGCGTTCCCTAGCCTCACGCTCTTCAGTTATACGCCTCGCTTCCGCAGCGACCTCATCAGCGGTTTTCCCATCCAATACGGACAGCATATTCATTCTTGCTGTCGTAGCATTAGTTTCGCCTTTAAGCATGCGACCGAGGTCCAGCTGGCTTAATGCAACTAATTGCACATCACTTTTAAATTGCTCCTTTTTTTCTCCAGACAGACTTTCTGAAACTTTTGTAATCGACTTTTGAAGAGCTTCGTCTGAGCTTCCATCGAGCTTTGGCTGTCCGCAACCGGATAGAGCCAAAGCTGAAATAAACATTATCGCCGTCCTGCGCATACGTGATCCCTCTTGGTCAGTGAGGCACAGAGTATCAGTACGCAACATTCCGACAAAGCCTATGCCCAGCTTTCCATAGCCTGCTCGAGACTGATGGGTTGCTCAGCCTCATGCGGCATGAAGTCGAACATCTTGTACGGACCGTCCTTGTAATTCACGTTTGCGTACATCATGGCGAGCAATGCCGATCCGCGTTCTACCCGCATGCCGATGTTCAGAGAGCCACGTAGCGACCGGTACTTCAGCCAAGACCTGAACTCGATCAGGCTGAGGTTTTCCTTGGCTTCCGCGATCGTACGCCCGCCGATGCCGGCGAGGACGAGCTCGTGCCAGAACTCTTCGTCGTCGGAGAGGGCTTCGTCTTTCCCAGGTTGTTGACCTCGGCAATGGCTTTCATCAGTGCCATGGTCAGGTTGCCGTCCAGCGCGCCGCGCTCGGGATCAGCGTCACCGGTGATGTCATCTACGGTGAAGACAGGCTTGCCCTCTTCGTTGCAGATGCTGGCGGCGATCCGGCCGGCATGAACCTCAAGCCTGCCGGCTGCGGAGAGCACATCGTTGATCGCCGTTTGAAACCCCAGCGGCCTGACGTACACCGTGGCGAAGATCTCTTCACCGCCCTGCTGCCATTTGATTTCTTTCTCGACTGGGCGGCCGGTAAATGCGCCGACGCCCCTCAAGCTTTCAAGGCTGAGTTTCATGGAAATCCCTTATGCGCTGGCTGTCTTGCGGACCCAGGCGGAGCCGCCCGAACGCTGGATGGTGGCGGCCGTAGTCACCACAGTGTTGGCTGCGAAGTCGAACGGGAAGTCAGAAACGTAGCCATCGAAGATGAACCATGTCCGACTGGTCGGCAGCTCAAAGTCGTCACCGGCAGCGTTCAGTTTCGGAGCAGCCGTCCCGTCAGCCCAACCAACAGCCCATGCCACGCTCTCGATGGTGTCGTCTTCGGAAATCTGATGAAGACGAACGTGCGATGCGCTGCGAGGATCAGCGTTCAGGGTCAGGGAAGCTTGACCCGGAGTGCGAAGGCCGCGCATGTAGCGGCGCACTTTATCGCTCAGGCATGTGACTTCGATCTGATCGGCTGGGTTACCGCCCGGGCTGAATGCGGTGGCGCATTCGATCTCGAGGATTTCGAGAACCGCCGGATTGGTAGCGGAAGGCACCAGTGCGAAAACCTGAGTACCTTGGGTAAGAATCGACATGGCTTTCTCCAAATGTCGGACATAAAAAAGCCCGCACATTGCGGGCCGGATGAATGGGTTTCGGCTATCTGGGCACAAGCCAGTCGATATCGAAGCTCGACCGGTACAGCTTTGTTTCGGTGTCTTTGCTCTCGCCGCCCCAGCGCACCACATACGCTTTGAGCTCAATGGCGTGACTGATTGCGTCAGTCACTGCCCTTGCCTGCGCGCCTGTAGCGGCATACACGTCGACCTGCAGCGTGAAGCTGTCAGCATCAGGACGGCCGGCGAGGTAGTTTTCTGGACTGCCGGTGATGAGTTGCCAGACTGCATACGGCTTCGCCACGCCTTCGGGCGCATCATCGAACGGATAGAGCCTGGTGGGGCTGACGCCCAGTAGTGCCGTTACCCCTTCGTCAGCAGCGCATACGGCGAATATGGGTGCATACGACATCACGCTCCCCCTGCGGCCTTGGCCGCTCGTTTAATCGCGCGGTCAATGGCCTTCTCGTATTCAGTGATGAATGTGTTGGTTGCCTCGGCTATGTTGTCGGCCAAGGCTTTTCGCGCGAATGGATCCGCACGCATTTTGGAAGTACCGAATTCGATCAGGCGCCAATGAGGCGTCGCAGCGTTCGCAGATTTGTCGCCGCCCTTCTTGAGGACAGCGCCTTGCAGAACACCAACCCGGAAACCGAGGTCCCCGCTCGACTTGAACAATTTCCCGTTCCAGCGAAGCGCGACGTTGTCCGCGATAGATCGGCCTGTTTCAGGGTCGTCTATCCGCTGCGCGCCTTCTTTCATCTTGTTGGCCACCAGCTGGGCAGCCTTACGTAGCGCCGACCGCCCGCCCTTACGTTTCATGTCCTGAGTGATCGATTCGAGTTTTCCAACGAGAGAGTCAATCCCCTCCAGCTGGAAATCCACTGAGTCAGCCATCGTTGACCCCCTCGGCCACCAAAATGGTGAGATAGTCCAGACCTGAATCGGGATCGGGCAGCGCCGGGCCTTTGATGTCGTAGACATCCCCTCGGTAAAGGATCCGCATCGTCGGCAGGACGCCGGCTCGGTATCGGATCACTATCCGCGCGGTGGCCTCTGACTGGCTGGCCTGGGCCGCTATAAACTCCCTGGCGCTCAGCGGCTCGACCGCTGCGGGGACCTTGTCCCAAATTGTTTGCCAACTTTCACCCTGCTCTTCACCAGTCACGGGGTCCTGCTTGCGCACCATCGCCTGGAACGTAATGCGATGTCGAAGTCGACCGGCACGCATTACACGCCCATCCCTATGCGGTATGGCATAAGCAGCGACTTGGAGGCCAGTGGGAGCTCCGTGGCAATAGTGCCGATCACCACTTCCTCGCGGTTGGCGAAGAGGTTGCCCAGCTTGAGCAGGCATGCCGCCTGTATAGCCTTGTTGATCACGATGCCGAAGTCGTCCATATCTATCTGCTCAAAGCTTTCAGACAATGACTGGCGAGCGCGCTCGCGAAGACGGCAGCGAATGTCAGCGTTTTCAGGGTCATCGGCCAACTCCAGCGCGGCCCGGTATGCAGCTCTCGCGGCTTGAGTTCGCTGAACGGTGTCAGCCTTCGCCTTATCCACATCAGCCTGATCGGCATAGAACCGGCGCTGCAAAAACTGCATAACAGCTTCCTCAGCCGCGCCCAGAAATTCCTCCACGAGCGGCTGATCCTCGGATTCTGCGTGCAGGTGATGCATGGCCGTTTCTATACTGATGACGGGCATGTGTCACTCCTGAGGCGGTTGGTGCTGCTCGGTTTGCGGAGGCGGATTCTCACCCTGAACCGGCGGTCCTTCGCTAGGAACATCAGCTTCAGGATTGCCGGCGGGATCCGGTGTGGTGGCGGTCAAAAGTTTGGCCAACTCGCTTTCGGCCTCTTCTTTCTTGCCGATAAAGTCACCGACCTGAGCGCCCTCAGCATCGACAACAATCCAGCGCTGCCCCTTCTTCGCTATCGTTAGCGCCGAGTGGTCACTGGAATCGTTGGTCAGCGCTGCGCCAGCCTCGCCTACGATCTTGCAAAGCTTGAGTTGCTCCAGTTCCTTGGCCAGCCATACAGGCGCGGCATAAGGCTCGTTGTCGGTATCACGGATGATGCCGCGGTCCTCGTAAGCCCGCAGCGGCTTGATCAATACATCTGACATGTCTCACCTCGGTGGGCCGGCGGTGCCGGCCACTTTAGGGGTTGGGCAGCTTAAGCCGCAGCGGCGGGAGCCGTGAGCTTGCCAGTGACGAAGGCTTCGGTACGGTAGATGGAAAACGCCAGACGCTCTTCGGCGCGAAGCGTGACCATGTTGTTTTCGAAGTCCTTGTCGTTCTCGGTAGAAATCAAAACTTCAACTTCCATCCGGTCGAAGATCTGCGCACCAAGTTTGAAGGCTCCCACCAGGAAGTCGTTTGGCTTCATGGCTTGGGTCGCGACTACCGGGCGATTCCACAGACGAGCCGCAGTGCCTTCCTGCGGCTGACCGATCAGATAGCGGCCCTGGCTGTCTTTGATCAACTCGATCAGCGCCCAGTCAGTTGGGTTGAGCACGATGCCATCCGAAGGGAACTCTGCCAGCTCAGATTGAAGAAGGGCCAGGCGAATCCGGTCGATGCGCTGTTCGCCGGTTACGGTCCAGCCAGCTGGAGACGCGTATTGGTTTGCAACTGGAACGAGCCCTTGCAGATTTGCACCTGCTCCGCTGCCGTACAGCAACTGAGCCTCTTCAGCGAGCAGCAACCCATAACGAGCGCGCGCGTCGATGTAGCTCTGCAAAGCCTTTGCGTCATCCAGAATCTGACGCGAGGCTTTGAACAGATGGGCGATGGTACGAACCGACGCCGTGATCAAGGCGGTTTCGATTTCGGAATACGGTTTTGCGGAGCCCTCCGGTACGGTCGCGGCATTGTTTGTGAAGCCTGTTTCGCGGACATACTCAAGGGAGCCCGCCTCAGTCTCGCCGGGTGCAATCAAATCTCGAATGGTGGCCCGACGCATGCCCGGCAGCGCGACAGTGTCCAGGCGCTCCGTGGCCGCCAAGCCACCGGCGGATGTGGTGGTGATAGCGGCGCGGGGTACGGAAACGCGACGGGAGCCACGGAAAGACGAATTGACGCCTTCCATGTGTTCGCTGGTAACAATCAACTCGCCAGCGGACTTCGGGCTCTCGATGCGCTGAGTGTCACGGTTGGCATTGACAAGCTTTTGCTCAGCTTCCAGAACGCGAGCCTGCAGTTCGCCCTGTTTCATCAGCAACTCGTCAACCTTGGCACGAGTCTCGGCGTTCATCTCACCGTGACGGGCGATTTCCTTGTTGCTGGTCTCCGCCTGGGATTTGATCTGGTCGCCAATGGTCTTAAGGCTGGCATTCAGCTCGGTGTATTGCTTTTCGAAGTCGCTCATTGCGATGGTCCTTGGAAAGATTTGAGGATGTCGGATGCCGCGCTCAGGGAGGCGGTGAGGTCTGGCGCGACAGCGCGTGGCTTATCGGACGAGGCAGCGTATTGCGTACCCCCGCCAGCAGCGCGCGGCGTGCTGGACTTGAAATTGGCGAAGAGTTCGCGGCGTTCGCTTCGGGCCATTCCGGCCTTTGCCAGAGCAATGTCCATGGCTTTCAGCGCGTTACTCTGCTGGGCCTGCTCGTCTTCACGCTCGGTGATTTCATCAGAAGAGAGAACGGCCGTTGCAAAGCCGAGCTCAACTGCTCGTCGGCCGCGTATGAACGTCTCGTCATCCATCATCTCGGCAATGTCAGCAACGGCCTGGCCGCTGCCTTCCGCGTAAAGGTCGGCCATCGCAGCGTCGAACTCTTCCATCGTGTTCGCTACATCGCGCAAGTCATGGCGGTTGCCGACTGCAAGCGTCCAGCAGTTGTGGATCATGAGAAACCCGCTGCTGGCCACTTCCCGCTTTGCGCCGGCCATGTAAATCACCGAAGCAGCCGATGCGGCCAGGCCCAGGACCTTGGTTGTGATCGGCTGGCTGTGCTCGCGCAGCCGGTTGTAGATGGCCAGGCCCTCGAACATGTCGCCACCTGGCGAATTGATGTACACGGTGGCCGGCTTGTCGCCGATTGAGCGAAGGGCCGCGTCGATACGCGAGACGGTAACGCCTTCCCCATACCAGTCCTGGCCAATAACGCCGTAGATGGTGATGGTATCGCTGGTGGACTCCACGGCCGCTTTGATGGCCGGATTCCATCTGTCGAGCGCGCGCGGGCTCAGCTCGCAGTTAAAACTGCCAGCCTTGGATTTTGGTTGCATGATTTATTCCTTCGAGTTTGCCGGCTGATCCAGCCAGTTCTGTAGAGCTGCCCTTGCGGCTTGCCCGTCATCGCCCTGACCCAGTTTGTCGATCGGCGAAAGGTTTGTTTGCACAGTTAGCACACCGGCATTCCCGCCCATTTTGGGCAGGTTCTCTTTCATGCGGCATTCGTCGCGCGTGTAGATGCCGTTTTGCACCATGCCCGAATACAGCGTTGCCCGTGCGGCGCTATCAGCACGCATCAAGCCTTCGATGGAAAACTCGGGGTAAATCTGACGGCGCTGCGCAGGCGCCAGCAAGCTGCGACTGATCCCTTCCTCGATGCGGCGCATGTAGCTGCGCAGCGTGAAGGTCAAAAATCGCAGTAGTTTCTGCTCAAGACCGGTACCCCAATTCGATGCCTTATCGCTGTAACCGACCAGCGTCGGGTCCACCATATAAAAACGGCAAATTTCCTCGGCGCTGTACTCTCGAGATTCCAGCAGCTGAGCGTCCACTGGATTGATACCAATCACCTTGGCGGAAACACCCTTCTCCAAAACCGGTGATTTACCGGCATTCATCGCCCCGCTGATGCGTTGGACATAGTCGCGAAAATCGTCGCGCTGCTGCTTGTTCAGCGTTGCATCAACCTCAAAGGCCACCGTTTGGTGCATGCCGTTTTTGAACGTGGAGCTCGCAACGTCCTCTGCCGACATTGCCGCGCCGAATACGTCGGCGCCGTAGGCGATGGGTGAGAGCCCGATTTGCCCATCCAGAGAGAACGCAGGGATATGCATCATGTTGCTGCCAGCGATATCGCGGAGCTGCCCGTTTTTTTCCCGGTACCGGTACAGAATCTCGCCGTTGTCCGCGACATCCAAATCCATGCGGTTGGGCAGCAGGAATTCAAGCGCTACGATCCGGCCGCTTATACGGATGATCTCGACAAAAGCGTTACCCCGAAGCAGCATCGAAGCCACTACGGCCTCCCAAAACTGCACAGCAGTCATGCGGCTGTTCGGGTTGGTGTTAAGAATCCAATGCAGGTCATTGTCACCGGCCACCTCACGACCACCATCAGGCATGCGCCGGTATAGGCCGAGCGGCAGCGTTGCGATCGTTTCGGAGATGAGGCGAACGCAAGACCAGCAAGCGGCCAGGCGCATGGCTTTGTTGATCGTCACGGTTTTTCCGTTAGCGGATGTGCTGCCCACGGTTTGCGCCCAAATTCCGGAAGCGCTGCCGGAGAGAGACCTGCCTACCCAATCGATTATCGATGACCGAGGCGCGTTGATTGCACCACTCAAGACGGATTTGAAAGACTTAGCCACCGGTCAGTCCCCTTCGAATGAATGCTGCCGCGACGAAGCACGACGAAGCGGCGGCAAGAAGCGCCCAACCCACGCCAAGCAGTACGTAAACGCCTGCCACTGCAAGGGCAAAGCCCAGCACTGCTGTCAGCAGGTAAATGATTGATGCTGTGTTCATTCGAATATTGGGTCCCGGATTGAATCCATGAATCGGTCCACGCCGCCATCTCCGGCAACGACTTGCATCATCGCCCGCCCGACCGACATGATCAGTGCAACAGCGCCATCGATCTTGTTGTCATCGCCCTGTTTGATGGGCCTTACTACGTCGTCGTTACCGGGCATGTTTTTGCCGATCACGTTGGCAATACACCAGGTCATGATCGGGTTGCCGTCATGGTGGAACCGCCCAGCCGTGATAGCCGCTTCCAGTTCCTTCATGGGGTCGGACATGTTGGTGTAGTTCTGTTGGATGGTGATCGGATTGAAACCCTCGTCGTCGAGGTCATGGCTCAACCCAGTAGCACCGTGAGGGTCAATCGGCGACTCGCGTAGCGGTGCGTGTTTGTTCGCCTCTTTGGTGTCTTCGAGGATTTCGCGGTAATCGATCTCGGCACCATCCGTGACCTCAAGGTCTTTCGAGTTCAGCCAGGCCTGGAAACGCTCGGACATCCGCTTGTTGTCGCTGTCATAAGCGGTGTCGTATGGCACCCAAAACTTGGGCGCCACGCTGTAGTAGTGAGTCTTTCCGTCGATCACCCTCCAAAACAGGCGCGCCCTCGAGTTCATGTCCAGCTTTCGCGCAAGGTCGAAACCGGCGATCCATTCTTGCCCCTCGAATTGATCAAGCGTAAGGGAGGTGTCCTCGCAGGCCTTCCAGTCCTGCATGTTGAAGAAGCCAGACTTGGCGCTCACCCACAGGTTGAGGTGCTTCGTTTTGAAGGTGTTGGTGAACCGAGCCGAGCGGATCGCCCGCGCCTGCTGGCTTTCCAGATACTCCTGGAACACTGACACACCGTGGTTAGGGTTTGCCTTGGCCAACATCTTGGGGTCGGTCCAGTCGTCGCCCTCATCAAGCGTCCAGATCCAGCCGAACAGCTCATCGTCTGGGACAGTGCCCTCCAGCATCTCAATGACCTGGCGACGCTTGTCGTAACAAGGCCCTTCGATATCAGCGCCGGCCGTGGTGATAATGAACATCAGCGGCTGACGCCGAGCCCCCATGCCCGTGAGCATCGTGTCGTATTGGGCCGAGGTTGGGTGTTCGTGGTATTCATCAATGATGGCGCAGCTGGGTGATGCACCGTCACCCGGGTTGCCGATCAGTGGCTCAAACCGGCTGAAGTCAGACGGGACGTTCATGTTTGAGGCGTTGACCTCAATACCCGCCGCCTTAATCAGATTGGGCGACTTCGTCACCATCAGCTTCGCGGGCCTGAACACTTCCCATGCCTGCTTCTCGGTCGTAGCGCCTGAATAGACTTCGGCGCCGTACTCATCATCAGCAACGAACATGCAGATGCCTACGCCACCGGCTACGACTGACTTGCCATTCTTGCGCGGCACTTCCCAATAGCTTTCACGGAACCTGCGGTGCCCCCCCTTCTTTTTGACCCAACCATACGTTACGGCTAGCCCAAACAGCTGCCACCCCTCAAGCGTGATGCGTTGACGCTTGAAAGCCCACTCGCCCTTGGTATGTGGCAGCAACTGCATCAGCTTGAGCTTTTTCTCAGCCTTCGCCGGATCGAACTTGAATCTGAACCCGCGCTTGCGGCTGGCTGCCATGTCATCAAAATGGCGCTGCACTGCCTGATGGATGTAGCGACAAGCTGGCACTTTCCCACGTAGCAGAGACCTACCCCACACCATCGCTTTATCAACGTTGGGGTGGGAGGACTTGGCCATTCAGGATCTCAATAGTTCGGCGAATTCGTTGGTCTCTTTTTCCTTGTTTCCTCCGATCAGACGTGTGCGGCTGGCTGGGTCAAGGCCGAGCATCGACCCGAACGTCACCATTTGCCGCATCGTTTCGTTCGCCGCGGTCAGTGCCGGGTTTTTCATCGGTCCGCCGGTGGCGCCAGTAACCACGATGCCGTGGGCCTGGACTGACTCCTGCGCCATTCGCCAGTTGTCGTATGCAACGCAGAACGCTTCGACGTTGTGTAAATCAGTTATCGCAACCACGTTTTCGCGCAGAAGCTCGGGAACAATCATCTTCCACATCTGCGAAGCGCGGTCGCTGAGCCATTCAGGCGGATCAACATTTGTGATCTTCGAAAAAGCGGGCTCGGCCTTATTCAGCGCGCGTTTGCCGGGATTTCCGGCTAGTGCTTTCTTGGCGGTCGGCTTGGGTTTGCGACCACGGCCGGCGACCGTGGCGGTACCTCCCATCGCGCAACTCCAGAATTTTTAATTTCGCGGGTGTAAAAAAACGATTGAGGGCGCGGTCTAGAAGCGAAAGGGACCAGACTTTTGACCCTCCCCCACCGCACCAGACTGGTGCGCGCACCATATCGGTGCATTTTCGTGCAATTCGACGGAAATCGTTCTCGTTTCGGTCAGCGAGGCCGGGCTGCCTGGGTGTTACCCCATCCGCCGTCCTCTGTCGCCGTCTTCGTGCTGTGGCATGGGTGACACATTGCCTGCCAGTTGGATCGATCCCAGAACAGGTCCATGTCACCCTTGTGAGGAATGATGTGATCAACGTCTGTCGACGCTGTGACACGTCCAATGCGCTCGCACTCTACGCAAAGCGGATGCTTAGCCAAGAAGCCCTTGCGCGCCTGTTGCCACTTGTAGCTATAGCCGCGCTGGCTGCTGGTCTCGCGTTGCTTCTCCCGCTGCTTTACTTCGAACCGCTTGCCTACATCCTTATGGGCGTCACAGTACCGAGGGTTACGGGTCAGTGTGTTGCAGCCTTGGGCATTGCACGGCTTCTGCGGCCTCAACGGCATGGTGTGCCGTCCAAGTAGGTGCGTGGCTGGCTATCGGGGTCTTCCGGCTCGTCTTCACTAAGTGCGTCGATCAGCAGCATCTGTTGCTCTGCCATCCGCTGTAGCAGCTGGGTCTGCTTTACCTGCTCGGCCAGGATCTGGCTTAGCAAGGAGTTGCTGTGCTCGTTCATATGCCACCTTGCTCCACTTCTTGATCCAC